AACCGTGTATTATCAAGTGGAAAACGGTCATGATCGTGACGGATTGGGTTCAGAAGAGAATTATTTCTGGAAAACAGCAAAAGAAAGAAAAGAATCAATTAATTTGTTAAATCAAAATGAGATTGATTCTGCAATTGGAGCAGGAAATACTGCTACTGGCAATATAAACATCAATATTGAACCAGAACTAGGATGAAACACGTAAAAAATGCTCATATGGGTGATCATTTGTTGGCAGAGGTGTATAATGTACCCTTTGATAAATTAAATGATGCCGAAGAAATTGAAAAAGTATGTGTAAGCGCACTCCAAACTGAAAAATTAACAATTTTGAATGTTTTTACACATCAATTTGAACCACAGGGTGTGACTTGTCTCATTTCTTTAGCGGAAAGTCACCTCTCTGTTCATACTTACCCCGAAAAGGGGTGTGTTGCCATCGATATCTTCACTTGTGGCAATAAAAAACCAAGAAATGTTGCTTGGTGGGTGCTAAATTACTTCGATTCAGATGATTATAAAATGAGTAACATAAATAGATAGTAAATAACTATAAAAATGACTGAAAATACCTCAAAAACCGATTCAAATCAAAAAATTTTGAAAGAATTGATGTATGATGATGGTCAACCTCTTTATAAAGAAGAAGAAGATCAAAAAGAATTGTTAAAAGAGTCATAAATAAAGAAAAACTGTATTAAAAATGGCAACCACAAGGATATCAAGGTCTTTTAAGGACATTAGTTTGTCTTTTGAACCACATCCTGTGACAAAAGATCTTCCTATTATAAAAAATGAGAGGGCAATTATAAGGTCTGTGAGGAATATTGTTGAAACGATTCCAACTGAGAAATTTTTTAATCCATTATTTGGTTCTGACGTATATCGTAGTTTATTTGATTTTGTTGACTTTGGTACAGCATCAATTATTCAAGAACAAATAAAAACTTCATTAAAAAATTTTGAAAGAAGAATTGATAATGTTAAAGTTGAAGTGGAACCCCATCCAGATGATAATGACTTTGAAATTACAGTTATTTTTGATATTGTAGGTAAAGAGTTCCCTACACAAGAATTTTCATTCATCCTCGAAGCAACACGATAAAAAATGCCTACAACAAAGTTTACAAATTTAGATTTTGATCAAATCAAAACTTCAATTAAAAGTTATCTAAGAGCAAATAGTGATTTTGACGGATTTGACTTTGATGGATCAAACTTTTCTGTATTACTTGATACATTAGCGTATAACACTTATATAACAGCGTTTAACTCAAACATGATTGTTAATGAGTCCTTCTTGGACTCTGCAACGCTCCGTGAGAACGTTGTTTCACTTGCACGGAACATTGGATACATGCCTCGTTCAAGGTCTGCTGCAAAGGCAGAGGTGTCTTTTAAATTAAATATTGATTCAACCAATCCACCAGAAACAGTTGAACTAAAAAGAGGACTTGTTTGTGTGGGTAGTATTAATGACTCTTCCTATACTTTTTCTATATCAGAAAATATAACAAAACAAGTTGTAAATGAAGGTGATACTTCAAATCCAAATTATGTTGCTAATTTTGAAGATTTAACAGTCAGTCAAGGAACTTTTTTAACAAAACAATTTAAGTTTGATAATTCTTTAGATCAGAAATTTATATTAGATAATTCATTTATAGACACTTCTACAATTCATGTCTATATCAAAAAAGAGGGAGAGACTGGATTAGGAAAAGAATATTTTATATCCGATGATATAAGTCAAATTGATTCAAACTCTAGAGTTTTCTTTTTACAAGAAGTTCAAGATGAAAAGTATGAAATACGTTTTGGAGATGGTTTACTTGGTAGAAAGTTAGGCACTGGTGTTGGAGATGATGGATCAATAATAACTGTTGATTATATCATATCTGATGGTGAGGAAGGAAATGGTGCTCAAAATTTTTCATTTTCTGGAAATTTAGTTAATACATCAACAGGAAATTCAATTGATGTTACCTCTACACCGCTTGTAACAACAATTGAAGCAGCAAGAGGTGGTTCCAATATTGAATCAGTTGATTCAATTAAGTATTATTCACCTAAAATTTATTCATCACAGAATAGAGCAGTTACTCCAAGAGACTATGAAGCAATAATAAAAAAAATATTTCCGGAAACAGAATCAGTTTCAATTGTTGGTGGAGAAGAACTTGATCCCCCAGAGTTTGGAACTGTGCAAATAAGTATCAAACCCAAAAGTGCCACATATATTTCTGACTTTACAAAATCAAGAATATTATCACAACTTAAAAAATATAGTGTTGCTGGTATAAATCAAAAACTCATAGATCTCAAAATACTTTATGTCGAACTGGATGTCTCTGCTTATTATAACTATTCACAGGTTTCAACAGAAGATACACTACGAAGTAAAATCATTAACTCTCTAACAAAATACTCTCAATCAGTTAATTTTAATCGTTTTGGTGGAAGATTTAAATATAGTAAAATGTTGCAAGTGATTGATAAAACTGATACAGCAATTACAAGTAATATCACAAAAGTTATTATTAGAAGAGATTTAAAGGCATCAATTAATCAATTTGCTCAATATGAATTATGTTTTGGTAATAGATTCCATATTGATCCAAATGGATTCAACATCAAATCCACTGGATTTTTTATTCCTGGTGAATCATCGGCTGTATACCTTACTGATATACCAAACGCAGATGGTGTAACTGGTGTACTATCAATCGTTAAACCAATTCAAAATCAAGAAATAAGAGTTGTAAGTAAATCTGCTGGTATTGTTGATTACATTCATGGGGAAGTTAAACTTACAACAATTAACATTACAGGAACTGAAAAACAAAATAATATTATAGAGGTTCAGGCATTTCCAGAATCAAATGATGTGGTGGGATTGAGAGATTTATATCTCGAATTAAGTGTTTCAAAAAGCACCATAAATATGTTAAGAGATGTTATTGCATCTGGTGATGAAATATCAGGAACACAATTTGTAAGAGATTTTTACACTTCAAGTTATTCAAACGGAAAATTAATAAGAGAATAATATGATACAAACAGGTATTGAATCGAGAGTAAAAATACAAGATGTAATATCTTCTCAACTTCCAAATTTCATTTTGGATGAGAGTCCAAAGACTGTAGATTTTTTAAAACAGTATTATATTTCACAAGAATTTAAAAGTGGAGTAGTAGATGTTGCTGAAAACTTAGATCAATACTTGGATCTTGATAATTTAACACCTGAAATATTAACTAACAATTCTACATTATCAGTTGGTATTAGCACACAAGAAGTTGATACTGTTATAGTTTCAAGCACTAAGGGATTTCCAAATCAATATGGTCTTTTTAAAATTGATGATGAGATTATTACATATACTGGACTTACCCGTGGATTTAGTGGTATAACAAGTTATCATGCAGAATTAAACGAAGAAGAATTAATATTTTCAACATCAAATACTGGTGTACATACTGCTGGATCTTCTATTCAAAATTTAAGTTCATTATTTTTAAAAGAATTTTATAATAAATTTAAGTATACCTTTGCACCAGGTTTTGAAAATTTAAACTTTGATAAAAATTTAAATGTTGGAAACTTTTTAAAAGAAATTAAGTCGTTCTATGAAACAAAAGGAACAAATGATGCGATAAAAATATTATTTCGTGTGCTTTATGGTGTTGATCCGAAAATAATTAATTTAGAAGATTTATTATTAAAACCATCTGCAGCAGAATATTTAAGAAGAGAAACTGTAATAGTAGAAGTATTATCAGGAAATCCAATCGGTTTAGTTGGTCAAACAATTAAAAAAATTGAAAAATTAAATGATCCTCAAACACAGGCATCAGTTTCTGAAGTTGAACCATTTACAAGACAAGGGAGGCAATATTTTAAATTTTCACTATTCATTGGTTATTCAGATGCATCACTAATTGAAGGTAATTTTAAAATTACACCAAGTAGTAAATCTGTAGAAAAAATATCTATTGGATCATCGATAATTACAGTTGATTCTACAGTTGGATTTAATACTAGTGGAAAGGTTTTATCAGGTATTAACACAGTTTCTTACAGTGATAAAACTATAAATCAATTTTTAGGATGTACTGGCATAACATCATCAATTTTACCGGCAAGTAGTGTTCATTCTGATGAAATTTACTTTGGTTATGAAGATGGAAATTTGACAAAAAAAGTTGAATTTAGAATTACTGGAATCATATCTAAATTTAAACAAACATCTGATAATGTAATCATCTCTGAGGGAGATGTGATGAGTGTTAAAAACTTGGGAATTAAAGTAAAAAACCCTACTAATAAAGATAGAAAGGAAGTTTTTGCTAACTCATGGATTTACAATACATCTTCATTCTATGAAATTGATAATGTTGATTCATCTACTATTACGTTTAATAGTATAATTGATAGGTCATCTTTAAAAGTTGGGGATTTTGTTGAGATTGTAGATAGAAATAATCCTAGTGTTGTCATATATCCTACTCCAACAGATTCTCAACCTTATGTTTCATTGATAACAAATAATTTATCAGTTGATGTTGATAATTTAAGTGCAAGTAGTTGGTATAATTCTAATGTAAAATATAATTTAAGAAGAAAATTAAATAAAGCAAGAAGTATCAATGTACCATTGTCATATGATTTAACTTCAGATATATCAAACGTATATTTTGATCAAGATAATGGGTATGTTGCATCAAATTCATTACCATCTGGAATAAACGTAAATTTACCTCTTGCTCCATTTACAGAGAATATAAATTTTGAATTAAATCAAGTTACTTTGGCAACAAATGGGTTGCAAGATTTAAACAATACAACTGGTAAATACAAAACTTTAAAGGTATCACAATCTGCTGCTGATATAAATTTACTAACAGGAGATAGAATTTTTTATGAATCAAGTGGTGATACTTTTAATAAAGATGCAGTAAACGCAGGAATTGATACCGGATCATATTTTATTGAAGTGGTAAGTAAGGCAGACCAATTGGTAAAATTATATTCTGCAAGATCCTTCATTCAAAGTGGAACATCTTTGGAATTAGATTATCCAAAAGATGCTGATGGTAATACAATACCTGCAACTCATACATTTACATTATATTCACAGAGATCAAAAATAATACAACCAAAAAAATCATTAAAGAAATTTGTATTGAATACAAATTTAAAAAATGGTTCAAATGATAAAACTATAGCAGGAACAATAGGTAAACTAATAAATGGTGTTGAAATTTATAACTACAAAACTAATGATAAAATTTATTTTGGTCCTATAAATCGAGTAAATTTATTATCAGGTGGTGATGGGTATGATGTAATTAACCCACCTAAGATTGAGGTGTCATCAGGTTTGGGAACACAAGCATTGATTCGGGCATCAGTAAAAGGTAAAATAGTTGATGCCTTTATTGATCCGCAAGATTTTGATATTGATAGAGTAGTTTCAATTGGTGTTACTGGTGGAAATGGAACAGGAGCTGTTTTAGAACCAATAATAGGTAAAAGATCAAGAGAGATAACATTTGATGCAACACCATTTACTTCAGCAAAACAAACTGGTGTTGGAAATGTAGATGGTGATTTAACTATATTAACATTTAAAAATCGTCATAATTTAAATTCAGGTGATAGAGTAATTTATAATTCTAACAATCAAACATCCATAGGACAAACCAGCGGTACTTTAGTATCAAATCAAGAATATTTTGTAAGCATAGTTAATGATAAGAGTATTCGTTTCTTCCAATCTCAAAATCAAGCATTTAGTTCTGTAAGTGCTGCGAATGCAGTTGGTCTGATACATACAGCAGGAGGTCAGCAAAGGATTATAGTAGGTGAAGTAAATAATACTATTCTAGGTATTAGCGTCCTCTCAGGCGGTCAGGGATATGAGAATAAGAAGTTATTTGTACAACCAGTAGGTATATCAACAATATTTGATATTATCACATTTGAAAATCATAATTTTAAAGACGGTGATAAAGTTGTATATGAACATCCAGTTGGCACTGCGTCTACGGTAGTAGGATTATCAACAGTTTCAAATCAACAATATATTGTTTCAAAAATTGATGATAATTCATTTAAATTATCTGATGCTGGTATAGGTGGAACATCACTATCTAACTTTAATGAAAATAAATTTGTTAATTTACAAACCGCAGGTATAGGAACACAAACATTCAAATATCCAGATATAGTGGCAACAATAGAATATGTTGGATTAAAAACTGCTACTAATTTAACATCAGGTGATAAAGTTAGTGCAGTAATTACTCCAGTGGTTAGGGGAGAAATTAGTGATGTATATCTACATGAGAAAGGAACAGGATATGGTTCTACAATATTAAATTTTGAGAATAATCCAGTAATTACTATAAAAAATGGTTCTACAGGAGTAGTTCCAGAATTGAAGGCAGTGGTAAACTCCAATACAGGTGGAATATCAACAATATCGATTGGTAACACTGGATCTGGGTACTTTTCAACACCTAATGTTGAGATAGTTGATAGTTTGGGTATTGGTAATGGTGCAAAACTTCGAGTGATAATGAATAAAAATAATGAAGGTGATTTAACTGGATCTATTAAATCAGTAGAGATTGTATCTGCAGGAATTGGATATTCTGAATCAACAACATCAATACGTATAACACCCGCAGGTGTTGGAGGAGTCATAAGTGCTAATGTTAGAATTTTAAATGTAAATAATAATTTAAAATATGGTAACTCATTTAGTAGATTAGAGGAAAATGGTGAAATACTACAAAATGTTGTATGTGGATACTCAACGATACCTTTTAATGATAGTGGAACTATATCAAATATAATTGGATGGGCATATGATGGTAATCCAATTTATGGACCTTTTGGATTTGTAGATCCAGAGAAAAAAACAACAGATTCAAAATTATTAGTGAGTGGATATGAAGTAGATGCCAGTTCTGTTATTGATAGACCTTCTAATTTTCCCGACGGATTTTTTATAGAAGATCATGTGTTTAAAGATAATGGTGATTTAGATGAATTTAATGGTAGATTTGAAATTAATGATGATTATCCAAATGGAGCGTACGTATATCATGCAACCATAAATTCTTCTAATATACCAACATTTCCATATTTTATAGGAGATAAATTTAGATCAAAGGTAATTGATGATAATTTTAAACTAGATCAATCATTTGATTTCTTTAATTCTTCATTGAGAAGAAATACACTACCTTATAATGTATCTGATAGCACCGCTGGAAATGATTTTATAACTGAAGCAAATGAGATACAAACTCAAAAAATAGAAATTGAAACAGTAGAGTCTGGTTCAGTAAATGAATTACAAATTCTTCAGAGTGGAAGCAATCAGAGAATAGGTGATGTTCTAAACTTTAATAATACTGGCACTGGTGGTGATGGTCTTATCGCAAAAGTTTCATCAATTAAAGGTGAATTTATTTCAAGTATAAAATCTGATACTTTAAAATATAATGATGCAGTTATTACTAAAGAAAGTAATGATATTTTAAGAATTACTCCAGTTAATAATCACAATTTGAGAAATAATGACTTAGTTACTGTATCGGGTCTCTCATCATCTTTCTCAAATATAAACGGATCTTATATTATAGGTGTATCATCTTTAACTTCGTCTAATATTTCAACTGTTACAGCAGGTTCTGCGACAACTGAAATTTATATTTCAAACACCCCTTTAAGTGTAAAAGTTGGGAATAAAATAGGTATAGGCACGGAGATAATGACAATATTAAATTTATATGATGAACCTAATATATTAACTGTTGAAAGAGGATTAGTTGGATTATCTCATTCAGTGTCTACACCGTTATATGTAATCCCAGATTCCTTTACAATACAAAAATCTGTAGATAGTATTAATTCAAGAGTAAATCAGAAGGTATTTTTCAATCCAACCAAATCAGTAGGATTTGGAGATACTGCTGGTGGATCTATTACAAAGTCATTTTCATTTGGAAAAACTAGAACGACTCGTGTCATACCCAATCAAGCAATATATCTAGAAAATCATCCTTTTGTAACAAATCAAAAATTAAAATTAACTAATGCTGCTGGTGCAAATTCGATAGGAATATCAACCCTTGCTGGTAGCACAATAACTGCCATGCCATCAATTGTTTTTGCAGTTAGAAAAAATAGAAATTTAATAGGAATAAAAACTGGTATTGGTACAGATCCCACCCTCACAGATAATAAAGAATATTCTGAGGTATTCTTTAGAAGTATCATAGGTGGAGGAGGAGATGATGATAGATACTTCTTTGAATCTGATTTTGTTCAAGAAAAGGTTAATGTAAAAAATGTAAAAAATACAGTATCTTTAGGTTCAAGTTTTCACCAATTAAGAGATAATGATGAAATTTCTTTAACAATTAAATCTAACCACTCTGTAGGTATTGGAACTTCATCTATTGTGCGTGTTAGGAGAGAGTCATCTGAGGGTTACATAAATGTTGATCCAGTTCAATGTCAAACATCAGGTATAACAACAGTTGGTGTTCAAACAGGTGCAAACACTATTACAATAGAAAATCATAAATTATCAACAGGTCAAAAAGTTAAACATTTTGCGACAACTTCACACATAGGTATAGGTAATAGTAATTATTTTGTCAGTGTAATTGA